TATATACTTTTTTATTTTAAACGTCTATAATAAGGTCTTGTTTTTTATCAATAAAACAATTTTGATTGAAAGACAGTGTTTTACCAGTGCTTAGGTTAGATAAGTATGGTGCTCTTCCTGGACCATGAAATGTCCAAATCGGGTAGGTAGGAACGGTACCATTGTTTACTAAGTAGAATAACTTTTGGTAATTCTGATTACCTCCTGGTTGTAAATTCAAATTCCCTACCCAACTAGGAGGCCCTTCATCAGGAATGGGATTAGTATTCTTTGTACCTAAAAGCAATGATAATTGTCTTGAACTTCTCCAATAAGGGTAATTTGCTCGTAAATATAGATTTACAAACATATGAGAATAGCTTAATTTTGCTTCATCTATTTTAAATCCACTTAAACAGCGACAAATTAAATCCCTATAGTATAATTTTACATTTCCGTTTTCATCTACATAGCTACCAAGTCCAGGTGATCTTACACGTAATTTCCCATCACCTGTTAGTATTGCTTTTGAATTTGCTTGAGCTGGAGGAGAAACAAGCTTTACCTCTCTATCATTAAAGGCAGGACTAAATAAGTTCTCTAAATTTAACGTATTGATTAATTGATACATTACCAGTTTTGAGCTACCAGATATTATAAGAGTCATATCAATTTCATTCTCTTGTGTATCTACAAATTTCAAAATTGAACCTGGTTGCAATGGTGTTTGTTCATCAATGCTCTCGAATGGAGGGGAATCACCTCCAGCAAAACTACGGAAAAAAACGCGGAATGGAGGATACATTAGATTTAATATCTTTGTATACTCTTCTACTCCTTTAACTTCATTTCCATCTGTTCCCACACGGTTATACCAATAAAATTCCCAATTCATAATTAAAATGCACCCCCTAATATGGAGATGCGGTTAAGTTCACGTATTAACTGTCTAGAATTTATGTTTGATTGTTGCGGATATACATTTACATTGTTTACATTACTTACATTACTCTGGTTTGGTTTATCATTACCAATTTGAGATATCACTTTTGATACATCTACTACAGAATCCTCTACTTTTGGTATTCCCATTTCGATACCATTAGATAGCATTTCCATAAAATTCGGCATCCATTTATCAGAGAAATGTAAAGGGCCTGCTTCAGAAGGTGAGTTTATGCCTAAAAACTTTGCTATTGTTTTCGCGGCTGATGCGGCCGCCTCTGCCAAATCCTTAAATTTACTTTTTATTCCATCGATGAGCATAGATATTAATTTTCCGCCCCATTTAAACGCCAATTTAGCTAAGTTACCAAGTGTATTACCAAGTAACTTTGTAATATTATTCCATGCATTATTTAACATTTTACCTAAGTCTTTCCAAAGCTTATCCCAATCACCATTAATGATATCCGCGAATACAGCAAGAGCATCTAAAATTAAATCTAATCCAAAGTCAAATGCATCACTTATAAATATCCACACTGTGTTAAAAGTGTCTTTTAATAATTCCCAGGTAGTATCCCAAATACTAGATATTTCCATCAAAACCGCGTTGATAGCTAATTTAATAGAACCACCGTGTTTATCCCAGAAATCTTTTATTTTCTTCATTACTTCATCAAACTTTGTAACCAATGCGTCCCATTTTTCTACAATGAAATTTTTTGCATCTTCCATTCTTCTTTTAACTTCTTCTATAAAATCATTGGCCGCCATTCCATCAATTAAATCTTTACCAAACTGGATAACCTTGTCCTTTATTCCTTGTAACATGTCTGGTAGTTTTTCTAAATTTTCCCCAAATATCTTATCAAAGGTATCATTAAAATCATTTAATAGTCCTTTTAGTGCATCCGCAAATGGTGCACCAATTAGCGTAAGTAAGTTAGAAATTCGAGCATTTGCCCTATTTAGTGCTCCAATAAATGTGTCATTCATTTCTCTAGCTACTTCTTCGGTTATGCCCCCAGATTTTTGAAGCTCCTCTGACATTTTCTGAATAGCATCTCCGCCTCTTTCCATGACGGCAATCATACCGGATTGAGCTTCCATACCGAATATAGTTTTAAGTGTAGCAACCTTTTGAGCATTACCCATATTTTGAGTAGATTGTCTAATGTTTTCCAATATTTGTATCATGGGTAGCATATCGCCATTGGCTTTTTTTGTTTGAATACGGAGTTGAGACATAAGTGAGGCGGCTTTATCTGTTGGCCCTGCTAGGCGTGTAAAGGCCGCCCGTAATGTTCTACCTACAATACCTCCCTCAAAACCTGCATTTACCATAAGTCCCGTCATAGCGGCGGTATCTTCCATAGATACACCTAGCTGTTTAGCGAGTGGGGCGGCGTATTTAAACGCTTCACCCATTTTTGTTATGTCTGCTCTTGTACGAAAAGAAACCTTTGTAAGTACATCTACTACTTTTGTTGTATCTTCTGCCTTCAATCCAAATTCTGATAGAGCACCCTCGACAACTTTAAGTACAGTGGCAAAGTCTTTTCCAGTTGCAATTGTGGCGTTTAAAACATCTGGCATTACCTTCATAATCTTTTGTGCATCAAATCCAAACTTAGCCATTTCTTGCATACCGTGGGCTATTTCTGAAGTGGAAATACCAGTTTTGTTTGATAGACCTATAATTGTTTGTTGAAGTTGCTTAAATTCTTCATCAGTGGCATTTGTTATAGCCTTCACGCGTTTCATTTCTTGTTCAAATTCTGCCGCCTTTTTTACTGCTACCCCAAGACCCGTAACGGCGGCTAAACCAATAGAGGCAAATGCCCCAAATACCACTTTTGACATACTCATAGTCATTTTTTCGAAACCTTTAATCTTTGATTCAACCTTTTTAAACCCATGACTCATTTCCTTGAATTCCAAACCAATTTGAATCATTAGTTTCGCTATTGTATTCGTTGCTGTCACTTTTAACCTCCTTCCGCTCCTTTTTCATTTTTTGTAACATTTCTATGGCCGTTGCTACGTTTGTAGATATTTCACCTTTTGACATCGTTCTAGAAATTCCAAGAAGCTGGTTAATTGTGACTTGATCTTTTTTCTTTAAATGTACATTCATGGTATTAGCCATGTGCCAAGCAATGAGCTTTCTTTGTTCTTTGTATCTCTCGTTGTACCCAAGAATTAGGTCATAAATTTCGGTTAAACTGTATCTCCAAAACTGATCAGGGGTAAGGTTAAGCACACCAAAGGCAATACTTTTTAGGCGTTCCCATTCGAATTTCTCTGTCTCTGGTGATTCTTCTTTTGATAATTTTTTTTTGAACTAAACTTAATCTCCAAGGCATGTTTTACTTTTTCCGCTATATAGTCATATCCCTCAGCATGATCCATTAAATTTGCTACATCTTTAAGTGTTAAATCTGGGGTATATTCAATTAGCCCCGCCCAAAGACATTTGATAAGAGATTGAATAAATAAAGTGTTTTTATCCCCAATCTCAGAAATAGAAAAGCCGAGCTTATTTTCCAGCTCGGCTAGTGAATTCGTTGTAAATTTAATTTTTCTTGGCTTATCCAGTACAATTTCTACTTCACCACGGTGAATATTAGACATAAAAAAACACCCTTCCAGTGTGTTAGGCGGCTTCGTTTATTGCTCCAGCTACCCCAAGAGATTCTTTTATTATTTCTCCACTTCCTGTTAATGAAATACTGGTCTGTATTGAATCAGTGTAAGCAATACCTATATCAAAGTTATTTATTGAGGCAGTTCCTTTAAAGTAATCTCTTCCTTGAACACCGCGCTTAGGAACAAAAAGGAATGTTGGGAAATTTTGATCTTGATAGGTGGCCGCATCAAGTAACCAGTTTTGTACTAAAACTAGTCCAGCATCATTGTATACATATAATCCATCGGTAGAAGCTTCCCAAGAGCGTAAACCTATAATGTACTCTAACCATCCGTTCGTACTATAACTTGTAACATCAATAGGCTCTTGATTGATCGTTACATTTGAATTTCTCATTTCTCCTAGTATTTGAAATGAACCATTTGTTCCGTCAAGACTTATATATACATCACAACGAAATCCAGCAACTGCATTGGACATAAAAAAACCCCCTTTAGGCAGTGGTTGTTAAATATTCATTTATTGCATAAATATAAACTCCTGCTCCTGTGTCTGAATCAATATAAACTTTTCCTGCATCTGTGCCACTTTTTTGATTCCACCATGCAGGACGTAAATTGTTAATACGTACTATTTGAGTTGTATCTATTGCAATTGTTAAATTACCCGTTCGTAGGGCCTCGTCTTGTACAGATGTTACCGTAATATTTATGGTTCCTCCGGTTGTATTATTTATATACACAGTTGTGTTCCCGTTATTTGCGAACATCATTCCATTAACATCATCAAATGCGGTTGCATCGGAAAAAAGTTGATTATAACTTTGGAAATTTGTTGCTTGCAAAGTGACATCTGTTCTAGGCAAAAAAAAACCTCCTTTAGAGTTCTTGTACTTCTATTTTAAAACGCACAATACCATGATAAATTATTGATCCAATTGACGACTTTTCTTCCATGATATTTGAGTAATCAAACCAACAACCAACATTGGCCCAACCATCTATAGCAAAATCAGTATTACAAAACAAACGCTTAATATCATTCATAATATCCTGAGTTTGTTTATTCGTATCATAGTTACTATAAATATGAAGATTAAACAATATATCTTCTCCATATGTTGTAAATGTACCCCAGTCGTTTCCAGGTGCTTCACCATAGTAGATGTAGGGATAATCTTCATTGTCTGGAACATTACTAAATACACCCGTAATCTTAGGGAATAATGTAGCATCATTTTCTAATATGTCTATTACTGCTTTTTGCAGGGGGCTTGATGGATCACCTGCCATCTTTAAACACCCTCTTTACATCGCGTATCACTTTTTTATAGTTTTTCTGGTAAGAAGGCCCCATAAATGGATGCTCTTTTGTTCCTTTTTCGCGTATTGAATTCCATATAGCACCAGCGTCTAAACCATGTCTTTCCGCCCAATCCTTTATATACATAAAAGGGGGAGTATGTGGTCGTGATCCAAACTCTGATACAGATGACCAAGGTGCTTGAGATATAATATTTGACCAAATTGAATTTTTTCGATACTTGGTAGTAGCATGAATGCCACCCTTAAGTAATCCAAGATCAACAGGTGCTCTCTTTTTTGCGTCATCTCGTATTTTCTCAGCAGAGTATTGCATGACAACAGCTAATTTTTTTTTCTTACTCATTTCATACTGCTTCAAGTTATCCAGTGCTTTCACTTTACCAATTACCTTGATAATCAAATTTCCCCCTCCTCTCGGCAGTAGAGGGACATTTCCCAATTGTATTCATCTTTGTTTACTACTGATTCAATTTCAAGAATACGACTAGCATTGTAAATAAATCTCATGTCTGTAGTAATTTGTTGGCCCACACCATAACGCACAGTAACTATATAGTGATTCACTGTTCTATACTGATTTTCTTGAAATCGTTCAACATCGGCAAAGCTTGACGCGCTGACTGTTTGAATTCTTGCCCATATAGTGTCTACATTTTCCCATTCTCTAACCCTTCCGCCTTGTCCATCACCTTGATACTCTGGACTCTGGATTGTTAAGCGATCACGCATTTTTCCAGCCTTCATAGATACAACACCTTGTAGGGAAATAGTAAGTTCATGGCTTCTGGTGGCATCATTTGGGATTCCCTATTTTCGTATAGGTGGCCGAATGCTTGTAAAATGCCCTCTTTTATTTCCCAAGGCACATCATCGGCTAAATCACCATAACCAGCAGTGAAATTAACTCTCAACACTGGGTAATAATATTTCACACCATAGGAACTAGAGAAACTGGACTTAAAAATAATCCTCCCAGGTTGGCTTACATTGTCCATCATGTAGTTATCCGCATCTACTAGTGTCGCTGTACCATCTGAATCTAATGTATATACGGAGTCAATTGTTTGCAACGGTGGATAAGGGAGCTTCATAAATGGATAAATAATGTTTGATTGGAATTGCCATTCTTGTGTAATAAATGCCCTTCTGGTGAAATTTTCGGCTATATCTACACATGCACTTAACTGTGCAGTTATATAATCATTGTTATCTGCTTCGTCTAAATCTTCTCTTTCGTGTATCTTTGCATCATCAAGTGTAATTGGTAGTATTGCTGAGTTTTGCGTCCTTGTTGCAGACATTTATCTCACCTCCGGAACATCTATTGTCCTGTCTTCTATTGCGTACCCTTTTTTAATCCATTCACGAGCTATGAAATCAGGGAGGAAATAAATCCCCCCGACTTCATAAAAAAAAGACCCCAATTGGTTCTTTTTAATGATTCGTACTCTTTTCATCATGTAGCAGGTTCTTGATTAGCAGTTGTTAAGATAAAGCATGAACTATATATTCCGCCATTTGTCGCGGTGGCACTATCAACAACAGAACGACATTGTAGATATCTTTTTGTTCCATTGTAGTATGTCTTATAAACTGCACTCCCTCCACCTCCGCCACCATACGCGAGCGTAGGTAAAGTATCACCTGCTAAATCTGCCGCCGCAACGTCTGTATATGTTGCATCATCGTCAGATTCTCTTAGAATAAATTGGTGTGTTCCATCCGTGATTACACCTGCCTCTATGACAAGAGTTGCTTTTTTGAATCCTGCTATATCCAATGTTCCGCTATCTACATTACCATCAGTATCATAAACAGCAGGTAAGATACCTTTTCTAACTGCGAAATCACACATATTTTATACCTCCTTAATATTAGGTTCCTTTTACAGTTAATACGGCATAAGCATTGTAGTCTTTTACATTTGCACCTGCGCGAATTGTAGTATAGAACAATACTTGTCCTTTAACTGTTAACTCATCTCTCAATGTTCTAATTCCTCTTCTGTTTGCGATGGTGTAAGCTCTACGCCAGTCACCAAACATAATGATTGGTTGATTATCTTTTGCGGCACCATCAGCAAAACTATTTATATCGTCAACGCTATACATATCTGGTGCCTCATAAAAAGGTCTTTCCATGATTAAAGGTGGTTGCCCAGCTTGTAATCCAGGTTGCCACATCCAGATACCATTTTGATCCTGAATTTTACGAATCTGACGTACAAACTGACGATTCATAAACCAAGAAGCATTATCCGAATATCTTGTTTTTGGAGAATAGAATAAATCGGCTAAATCATCAGCGGAAAGTTCAGAACCGTCTCCCCAAGTTTCTCCCATCTGGACAGCAGTGTATAACGGATTCGCAACTGTATTACCACCACCAACGAAAAGAGTTCCTACAGGCTGAAGAACACCATCACCCCAAATATAGGAGTAACCTTTCTTCTGTGAAAATCTTTCAGCAAGTTCCATAACCATCCAGTTTTCAAGGTCATATTCATTGTCTTCAAGGATGTTATACGATGCAGAAGGTTCAGCGTAAAGCTCTTTTATTTCAATGTTTACCAAATTGAAATTTGGGGAGTTTGTTTGTGGTCTTGCTTGTAATTCTCCAACCCAGTTAGCGACCATGTTTTCACTTGTTGTTGTTGGTATTTTAAATAAGTTACTAGAGACATTTATTACTTCTGCAACCTGTTCCATGGGTGTAAACTCTGTAACTTGTTGATATACCTTATTTGCCCATTCAGGTATAACTAAAAATCCACCTTGATCTCCAGGCAGATTATCTTCATTGTATGTTTCCGTTAAACGTGTTTCTATTTTAGATCCAGTACGGCAATATTGTTCAAATGCTTTACGATATTCGATATCTGTTATTTGCTCTTCACTTGATCCCATTACTGGGCGGTTCATTCTTGCTTCTAACTTGTCAAAAGTATCTTGAACCTTATTGATTTTGTTTTCAAGTTCTTTGGTAGCATCTCCAAATTTGCGTTGTTCCGTTTTAATTTCTTCAACCGATGGTTTGAAAATGGATTCGAAAAGATTATTTGCCTCTTCGTGTATTTTTCTTTCTTCTACATAACTCATATAATTCACCCTTTCATGTATTTTTTTAGTTGTTCTGCAAGAAGTGTTACGTGTTGAGTGGACAAAGCCGGCTCTATACGTTGTTGAGTGGTCTGGGCCGGCTCAACAGAACGTGCATTTATCTTGTTTTCATACATTTCAACTTTTTTCATGATTGCTTTCTTGTCTGATTCTGGTATATCTACACCACCACGAGCACCATTTAAGGCACCTTTTACGGCACTAATTGCCTTCGGTATAGCAGTTAGACGACCCGAAATAACATCAGCAAAAGGCAATTTGTAAGCTGTTTTATTTTGAGGGTTTGCAGGATCGTAATAAAAAAAGGCCTCTTTGGCCTTGGATGGACTGAAGTTATCACCTCCGGCCCATGAGAATATCCTTTTTTCTGCCTCTCCAGCGTCCCAAGAATGACCTTTATCTGCAATAGGGAGACTTGTTGACCCTGAAACTGCTCTTTCTTCTGCTTCATACTTTTCAATCAAATTTTCTAGAGTATACATTGTATTGATTGCTCTTCTTACCTCTTGTACGTCTAATCCATCTATCAAAGAGCGAACACTGGTTATATTTGCATCGGGATTAGAAGCAAACCCCTTGGTTATTACGCTGTATTCCAACAATCGCACCTCCGTTATGATGGTGGCATTTCTAGCACGATCAAATTTCTCTTTGAGGCGTTCAAACCCAATCGAAAGTTGACTTATATATCGCTTAAGCATTCCAGAGAAAACACGTTGTCCTAATTCTGTATCTGTATCTATAGTACCCTCGGTATATAATCCATCTTCTTGAGCTTCTAAAGTATCTGATAAACCTACTGGAAATCTTGGGTCGTGCATGAACAAAATGGGTACTTGTCCCCTAGTTTCTTTAATTGTCTTTTTAAATGCACGCGGTTCAAAAATTGTTCCATAGCTATCTTTTGTTGTTGTAGAAGCGAAACCCGTAAATCTTCCTGTCTTAGAATCCATATCGCGAAACTCAAACTTCATCATTCTGGTTTCCCTCATCTTGTTCCACCTCCTTATTTTCACCATCTTCTGTTTGTTCTTCACCATCTTCTTCTATCTGCTCATCTTGAATTAATTCACTGTATCCTAGGGCCTCACGGGCTTCATTTAGTGTTATAACACCTTCTTTAAATGCCCTTATATTTCTCTCATAAACAATAGTTCTTTCTTCGTTTAAAGCTTCTATGTCATCTGTAGAATAATCAAAGTAATAATTTTCCGTGTTAGGAAACTTTGGTAAAAGCCAACCGTTTAGAAAGTCATCGCGGAACCAATCAAGAAGAGGCAATATTACATCTTCATAAAGTGCGGCGCGACTCTCTTTAAAATTAGAATACGTTTTATTTGTTGGGTCTGATATTAGACTTGAATCAATTCCATACGTCACACAAATTTGTCTTGATCCAGTTTGCAGGATATCTAAAATCATAAGTTCTTTATTATTAAGTCCGATTTGCTTCCAATCGACATCGCCTTCCATAATCCAAGGTTTACCAACTTTTCCAGAACCTTGATGTTTTGTTTCTATTTCGTTTTCCATCTCGTCACGTTGATCTTTAGTTAAACCTTGCTTAAAAATCATTAGACCGCTTGGACGAGCATAATTTTTAAGTAATGAGTTATTCCAATCGATTGACTTATTTACACTTACAATTGATCGTAAAGCCGTTTCTAATGGAGCTTGGCCATATCCTATAATTGGATCATCAAGAGGGTTAAATAATTTCCCATGGAATGTATTTTCATATGGAATAAAGTCGTTTAATCCCTTGTAAGTATACTCATATCCAGCTATTGGCTTAACTGCTGTAGAACCTTTTACGATCTTCATCATGTCTGGTCGTATTAAAAAAAGCTCCCTGGGCTGAGAGCTTCTAGATGATGTAACACCTTGCACATAGGTATTACCACTTATTTCTAAGTAAGAAAAAAGGCCTTTTATAAAGTCTGTTTGTCCTTGAAACTCATTTGGTTTCTTTAGTAGGTCTAATGCTGGATGCGATTCAACTTGTATATCTCTGTTATCAGAATCCTTTTTATATAAACGTATTGGAATGGAAGAAGCTGTATTAGCAATCAAATTCACACAACGATATACATAAACATTTTGTTTATACCCAATCATACTTAGATTTCTATAATTCACATCGGGATATATGGGGGCATTTGGTGAAATGCTTGTAACAGTTTGATATATCTTAGTAGAACGAATTCGATTCATTATTCGATTTAGCAATTACTTACCCCCTTCCTTATCCTTCTTATGGAAGTTCTTATTCATATAGGAAAAAAAACTTCCTATTGAAACCAGTGAAGAGATTATAATCATGCACAAATGTTCTATAGTAAATACGCCTTCGAGACATGTTAAAAAATGTTTCATATGTTATCCCCCCCTTATGTATAAAGAGTAGGGAATTTACCTACTCAGGTGCAGAAGGGTTTTTATTATCTTTTTTTGGTGTATTAATCAGCGATATATTAACCAGTGTTTCAAGGTGTGTTTCAATATTCTTAAGTGTTGTGAGTAATTCACCAAATAATTTTTTAAACATATTTTCCCCCTATTTTTTTAAGTTATCTATTTTCTTAGATAAGGACTTATGAGAACCAATAATACCACCAACAACAGTTAAGATTGTGATAAGTGTTTCAATGACTTTGCCCCAGTCGATATTTTGCATGTGGTCATCACCTCCTTAAACTCCAATGATAATAATGTAAATGATGTCTATTAAATTATGTAGCCAATCGGGCATGACATCATCCTCCTATGTTTTACCTCTAAACTCCTTAATAAGCATTCGTATTCCAAGGAATGGCAAACAGAGCATAAAAACTAATATAGCAAAGCAAAAGTATAACGAAACAAATATTAGCTCAGAGTTTGCCAATACGATTAGGAATATAAGTATTAGTGCGATGACTTCTAATGTGCTCATAAACATCTCCTTAAGTGTCTCAAAAAATCCTCCTATTGAGATACAATGTATCGTAATGTTATAATTTAATTAACAATGTCTCATTTATATATCTCAAAAGGCAGGTCAAAAAAATGTACATATTTGGTTATGCTCGAGTATCTACTGAGTTCCAAAACATGGAAGACCAAGTTAACCAGTTAGAACGTTATGGATGTAACTTTATCTATTATGAACACGCGAGCGGTAAGAATTTGGATGATCGACCCGAGCTTCGTGATTTGCTATCCACCGTCAAAAAAGGAGACAAGATTGTATTTACTAAACTTGATCGTTTCGCCCGATCAACTCTTGATGCTCTTAACATTGCAACCGACTTACATAATCGAGGCGTAGGAATGGTCATCTTGGACTTTGGAGGGCAACCATTAGACATCACTACGGCCACAGGTAAACTTACATTTACTCAATTCGCCGCATTCGCTGAATTCGAGCGTCAGTTAATGTTAGAGCGTCAACGTGTTGGAATTGAACGAGCAAGACGAGCAGGTAAATATGTTGGACGCATAAAAAAATACCACGCAAAACATGCGGGTATGCTCCATGCTATTGAATTGCGTAAGACTACAAATAAGACAGTAAATGAGATATGCAAGATCACTAATGTTAGTCGTGCGTCTCTTTACCGTGCTCTTGCTCACTCAGGAAGAGATTTATGAGAGCTTGAAGGACTTTTATCTGTGATTAAACATATACCTAATTTCACGTATTAAAAAATAAACATATCACTTCATTCAATCCGATTAGGGCAAGTCCACCTATTAATGATTCCATCATATCACTCATTTCTAAACTCTAATTGGATAGAACACTTTTCACGATGCAAAACTAATGGCCTTCCAAAATGGGTTATCTTAACATCATTGTTCTTTATATGCTCTATGACTTCTTCCAACTCTTTAACTACATTATTTTTGTACTCATCATCTATTTTTGTTTCAACCATTAATTTTATGTCGCCTTCAATCTCATCTTTGAAGTTATTGAATGAGTCATTTGTTAATTCACCCTTAGAACCCCATGCAGTATCACCACATCGAACCATACGCTTATACATTATCTTTTGATTGTTTTCATCTGGATAAAGTTCAATCTCTACTTTACCGCCGTAACGCTCTAACATTGTGAAAGCCTCAAATAAGTTCATATGTCAACTTCTCCCATAGTATATCTTCCTTATATCACCAGTTAACTTTTTGTAGCTCATTCTTACTTATTTTCCCGTTCATTGTACCAATGTGTACTTCACCAGATTTAAAAGGCTGATCGAAGAAACTCATACATAATTCAAAAGCCAGTTTATTTTTATGCTCTGTATATTCTATATTTTCATCTGTTTTCATTTGTTTAACCCCTATCAAAAATTTCATCAATCACATCAAACACTATTGGCATCCCCGTAATAAAACAAAAAATAGAGATGGATAACACTGCGACAATCATAGTATTCTCAGCCTTGGAGTTACATGTTGACGTAGTGGCTCAATTGCGTATCGTAGCGCGGCCATGGCATCGTCATTAAAATTAACTGGCTCATCAAGATACGTATTGCTACGTTGATCTTTCTTCCATTTCCATTGCTTTATTTCCTTGATTGTATTTACGCACTGGGGATGTATATTTATCTTCATTTTCTTTAGTATGTCTATTTGTGCTTTCACACTACCCGGATTCTTAACAACTGCTTGAGCCATGTAGCCAGCTTTACGCCACATTTGTATACGGTCAGGTTCTGAGCTATCACAAAACATCCTATAATTTTTAGATAGATTTTTACGATTAGCAAGGTCTATAATCTCTGCTGTGTCCATTTCGTGTACATATATCTCATCACAAATATATAACTCATTGTCCTTAAATCCAACCGTCAAAATAGCGTTCGCATGATTGAAGCCAAAATCCATCCCGTGCACAATACTATCAAATGATTCAAATGTAGTAGGAAACTCACGTATATGATAGTTTGATAGAATTAGACCACCAACAGAACCCCATTCACCTAATCCATATACACGGTATCCGTCGGGGTCTTCAATCTTTCTTCTTTCCATGCGCTTATAATATGCCTTGTCAATAAACTTGTTATCCTTGTATGTAGAATGGTGTGTAAATACATCATCATGTGGAGTATCGAAATACTTACGCTTAATCCAATGACCATCATCGATGGGGTTAAATGTAAATGTCATCTGGTAGTACAAATCAGGAGAAGGCAACATTCCTCTTAGTCTATCGTCCAGAATGTCTATATCTGCTTCCATTAGCTCCGTAGCTTCTTCAATCCAAATGAAGCATAGCTTGCCACGATCAAAGTTAATTGATTTTAACTTCTCACGTTCCTTATCATCATTGCACCCACGAAATATAATACAGTTTCCTGTTAGCTTACATCTTAATTCGAGAGGGCTTAAACGAATGCTCCAAAACTTCTCCCAATGATCACCAAAAATACGAAATATGGCACCTTTTAGCTCCGCAAACGTAGAATTTTTATTTGTCACGTCACTTTTTCGAACAACTAACAAATTTAGCCCTTGAAATTTTGGATCTGAGAGCTTAAAAATAAAATCTTGGGCTATATTAACCGACTTTCCAGAACCAGCAGACCCTTTTAGGACACGATAACGCCTCTTCGTATGATTTGCTTTTTTAAATATCGGATTAGCTTTCATCTTCAGATGTATCATCATCCGCCTCCCCATAATCTACAGAAAGGGAAAAATCTCCAATAACTTCTTTCTTTTCTGAAAACGCCGGATATCTTTTAGCTAATTCTTTCATCGCGCTAATTTGATCTTTAAAGGAGGGTTCTTTGCGCACGCGCTCATGACGATTGTTATAAACAAGTAACTGCTCTTCGGTTAATTCTCCTCGTGCTATCGCGGTGTATCTTTCTAATAATTCATCTTGGCTCATTACTCGCTCATTATCTTTTTCGGCCATTTTTTGCGCAATATATGATTGTATATCAGCTTTCCTAAGCAGTCTATGTCCATTTGAGCACGCCGTTTGATTATTTTTGACTACATATCCACTTTTCAGATAAGCGTCCGTTGCATTCATACTTATTAGATAATTATCTGCGAACATTCTTTGTTTTGGAGTTAACTTCACTTTGTATCACCTCGCTTACATAAAAAAAAGAGCCTACTGGCTCATGGATAAATGGGTTGGAGTTAGTTGCATGCAAACGCATCACATACGCACACTAACATAATAGCACGTTTTTAGGGTTCAAATCGGGAATCTTTCGGGAATTTGGGGTTATATTTATTTATTGAAATCGTTGGATGCTTCTTTAACAGTCATATATTTAAACATCAATGCCACCTAATTCTTTAGCGATATCCTCGATAAATTCACGCCTCCAATTATATACAGTTTTCTCATCAAACCTAAATCTATGTGCTACTTCTGCCCATTGTATCTTTGGATACTTCCAATATTTGTATGACAGTACGTCCAAAACTTCCGGTAGCATAATTGTTATACTTTCTTCAATAGCATCTGTTATAAACTGTAATCGTTGTAGGCGGATGTCAAGCATGAGGCGCGTGGTAATTATCCCTGTAGGGTCTTTGGGGTCAGGTGTGCGGATTTCTTGGGGGTAAGATGTGGAGAGGATTATTTCCGTGCGGATTTCTTCTATGCGTTTTTTTGTTTTCTCAAATGCATAAATCTCTTTTTCAATGTACTTAAATGTAGCTCTGTCTAACATCTCCTTATCACGACCTTATATTAAATAAATCGTGTATATCTTGTACATTACTCCTTATTTCTTCTACATCTTTCCTTACATTTTTTATTTTATTTTTTAAACAGTTTAAACAACTGTTCAATATAACTCGGGTGAAACATTGTTTTTTCCTACCCCATGTCATCAGAGATAATTTTAAATATGTGATCCCCCGATATTTCTAGGGCATTACAAATTTTATAGATTGTATTTATGTTTGGGTTTTTGATTCTACCACGTTCTATAGATGATATATGGGCACTTACTGTTTTTGACCTTCTCGCTAATTCCTCAATAGAAAGTTTTTTTCTACGTCTATTAAAACGAATATACATCCCCAAATATGTTCTTTCATATTTCTTTTTTTCGCGAACAATAGACTCTTCAACATCAATTAACTGTCTTTTAGTAAGTATTTCATTATGCATGATTGTCCACCCTAACTTGTTCATCGAATTGAATCTTTGTTACATGGGACATATTATAAAGTGACTTTGATTGTGCATCATGGAAAGTTAAATATTCTTGTATCTGTATGTGATCTATAATGTCTCGCATTGTATTTTCTGAAATATATTGTACGTGTCTATTTCCATCAGTTAGATGTATCGACATCTTTACCATTTCCATCCCTCCTCAAACTTTTCCAATGTCATTACAACTAAAAATTTCTTCCTATCTGCTCTTATAGCAAGTGCGTCGGCTTTTTCAATCCAATCGTATAGTTGTCCCCATGCCTTTTTTCTTGATTTAACTTCCCATATTAACCCCATTCCGTGCACATCGCCCTTGTATTCACCTCCTAGGGCACCGGAAAGGGGCATCTTTTTACCGTTGATCCTTTTTGAGAACTCAAGTTCTACTCTTGAGCCTTTTCGTTTTGCACTGTTCACTTAATCCACCTTCTTAACAAAATTGACTACCTTTTCATATGCTTTTTTTGCTGTAGTGGGAAACCTTGCATATCTTTCGATTGAACGTATATAGCTTTCAGTAACTCCCAAATACTTAGCTAACTGTTGCGTAGTTAAATTTAGTTCTCTTCTTGTTATAAGTAGTTTTTCTCTTAGTTCGTCGTGTTGCACAGTACATTTTCCCCCTTCATTATCGGAATCATTGATACTACTCTTTTGACCTCTTTTATATTTTCTTTCTGTAAATCCTTTTCGGTTATATCTGAACTTTTAGCTAGTTCCGATAATGTTCTTGAATGAGATAGTTCAGGGTATCTATGCTTGTTTATCTTTCCTTCTTCGTTAAGATAAACATTTGCTATAATATCTTCTTGCATTCTTTTTTCAACAATGTTAAACGGTGTCCATATACGTATGTCTAACCTGGGTACACTCTCCAATGTCTTTTCTATCCAGCGATTTGTTTTAAAATCATCTAATGTTAAACCTGCTATAAGACCCTTTCTATTTTCTCTTTTTGTGTATTCCATGCTTCTTTGTTTATATTTTTCTAATTGCTTCTTGGTCATCTTATCAAAAAAATCTTTTGAAAGAACACACCTATGAATACGTGATAATGATTCAATCTTTTGTACACCAACATAATATTTATCATAAAAAAATGTTATTTCTTCCTCTGGTAAAACATTTGTTTCAAATATGTTTTTAACATAAGTATCTTTCATTCTTATTTTGGAAATATCATATATTTTATGATCTCCTGTAATGTTTAGTATGAACGAATTTATCTTTCTCTTGTTTGTTATTTCATAGATCATTTTATCAACCCATTTCAACAAATTTTTGTACTGATGCTTGAAACTGATACTTGAAATCTTTTGTACCAATGTCACGACCTTTTACTATGCTCGAATTAACAATATCTGAATTAGAATCTTCCTTCCAAAGTATCTCAACAATGTCTGCATCTTGCTCTATATTACCAGAGTCACGCAGATGGCTTAGAGATGGCTTATCTGATTTTTCACTTTCGCGGTTTAGCTGACAGAGCAAAATAACGGGACAATATAATTCCATGGCAAGGGATTTCATTTTTTTACTAACTTCTCCAACTGCTTGAGCATATGTCTTATTCGATTTGTGTGGTATATCCATGATCCCAAGATAATCCACAAATATGGCTTTTAATTTACCATGTTCTTTTTTTATCTTTCGTGCTTCTGCTCTTACTTCTTCCGCACTGTAGCTCCCTTTATCTCCAATGTGTAGATATAGTTCACCTATTACATTCAAATAGTCGCTTATTTCTTTTCTCTCTTGTTTATTTAATTCTTTTGCTTTTACTCGTTTGAGGGGTATTTGTGTTAGGTGGGATAACATGCGGTTGTAAAGTGAAATGTCTTTCATCTCTTGAGAGAATAAGAGAACTTGTCCATGTACGGACATATGTAGGGCCATCTGTAACATTTTTGCAGTCTTCCCAGTTGATGGCCTTGCAGAGAGGATATACAACCACTCACGACCAAGTCCTCCACACCATTCATCAAATCGTTTAAATCCAGTAGTAATCTTTTCAATTGGCTCATCAAGATAGTTTAGATACTTTGATTTCATTTCTTGCGTTGTGATCAAACCACTTCTTTTTTCAGACCTCAAATGATCCATTATCTCCTCAATCTCTTGATAAAACTTATCTTCATCTTCCACCTCTTTGTTTTCTGCGAACATTTGTATTCTATGTCCTATTTCCCTTGCTCTTTTTCGTATTGAACTCTTTTTTACAATGTCTATATAAAAGTTAATGGTGTGTAGGGTTGTTACAGTGGATATTAAATGAGTTACATCTTCCTTTATCGAAAGCGGATTTATCACTTGATCATTTGAAAACAAAACACACATCTTCTTGAAAACTCTTTTGTGAAAATCATATAAGAAATCTTCCGGACTAAGTTTTAGAATGAGTTCCAACATCACGTTGTTGTCTATAAAGACAGCTCCCAGAATGTATTGTTCAGCTTCCAAAGTGCGTTCTTCGTAATTCATCTTCATCAGCCCCATTTTTATACCACTCTTCGAATTTTTCTTTGTCATATGCTTCTTCTTTCTTTGCGTAAATTTTCCAGACGTTATCAAAAATGTCTCTTTTTTTGCTTTCCAAGTGGTTTTCTTGTACTTCCTCAGATTCAAGGTAATCAAGGTAATGTGCTTTTACACCCAAGAATGTTGTAGAACTCTTAATGTATTTCTTTTCTCTATCTTCCTTATCACAAAACTTTCTGTAGTTCTCTGCCGATCTTACTAATTCGCTCGGCGTTACACGCAGTTCTTTTTTTTTGTTATTTACTGCTTTCTGCCAAGACAGAAATGTATTACGCTTTTCAACAGATTTTGGATATGCTTTAAAGAACTCATTGAACTCCTCTGGATAGCTGTATCTTTTTCCTCTTTCGGTTTTTGAAAGAGGTAATATATCTTTTTTCTTTAGTTCTTTACATTCTTTATTTATATTGGAGCCTGTTCGGTGCTCCCGTGATACTTCCGTTGGTGCTCCCATGTTACTTTTTCCTTCATTTTCTTTCTCATCTTTATCCTGATAAGCGCAGTAGTTTTCTATAGTTACAACCATTCCATGTGTACCTTTTTTGGTGCTAATCATTGGTGCGCCCGTTGGTGCTCCCATAGGTACTCCCATTTCATCACCGTTGTTTAGTGTTCGCATCCATTGAAAAACCTTTTTTATTTGGTCAGTGCTGATTTTCTCTGTTCTAAAACCACTTTTCCAAGATGTGTTTTCTTGTATCTCTTTTATTGATGTACGAATATGACCCCTTTTTAGACCCTTATAGTCTTTGTGTTGGGCTTTCACTAATAAGTACATCCATATTTTTAGATAGTGGGGTGGTTTATTCCAAATCTCGCTTTCTACAATCTTCCGATAGACTTTGATCCAACCGGAGTCCATATTTACACCTTCCTCTAACAAAACATAAAAATATCTGTTCTTAAGAATTTCCAGTCGCTCAGTGTTCCGTTTAATTTTTCACATTTATAGAATCCTTTTTCACTTAGCCTCTTAAGAGAAGAATGTAATTGACCAATTGTGCAATTTGTTCCGCTCGCTACTTGATTAAGTGAATTGCTTCTTAACACCATTGTGTTTTTATCAACGTGGAAAAGTGAGTATATTAGAACAGAACAATCAATTGGTCTTAAATACATATAGCTTTCATCTTCTAACAATTTTCTGCTGACTCTTAAATATTGTGTTAACTCCACTTATCTTCACCCCGTAATATTGAATAGGAAACTTGCCTTGAAGTAGTGTACATGAATTCGTTTACCATCTCTTTCATACGACCTCTTTTCATACTTCGCAATCGTCATTACTTCTTGTCCCTCTGTTATATTTTGGTTTTTTATGGCTAGCTCGTCCCACAAGTCAACGTCCACAAAGGTAAATCCCTTATCATTACCAACCTTTAAATTCAAACGCATAACCTTTGTACCACTTGGTAGAGTTCTAAAACTATTACCCGTCACTATCCCTATAAATTGGCATACGTTCAATTACCATCACTCCTTGTTGGTAGGCAAAGAATTTGTTAGCATAACTTACACTTTTTACTACGCAATTAGCCTGATAAATGTTTAGAATCATGAGCACAATCATAAGAATCAGATATTTATAACGCTTCATTGATTCTCACATCATTCAAAATTACTTTGTAAACATGTCTAAGCTCATCAAGTGTAAGTTCTTTGCTCGATTTCTTTCCTGTATGAACTGTAGTAATCTTGTATCGCATATCATCGCTTATTCCATTCGTTTTACATAGTGCAACTAACTTTTGTATCCCTTTTTTCTTATGTTCTTCTTCTTTCAAGTCCATTACATTGTCTTGTTCAACTTTTTTCTCTGCCCAAGGTGAATAAGTAGTTTGTTTGCTGTTCGTACTGGTTTTAACCCCATTCTTGTTAGAATTATCATTATTATTTATTTTTTTGTTCGTATTCTCTGGATAGTTTCCGTCCAAGTCTTGGTCTGTTCCACGTAGAGCTAGAGCCAAGGTGAGGGAATATCTTTTCGCATATGTAAGTGACGATCCAGTGTTATGATTCAAGTTACCTTGGGTAGACTCTTTAATTCGCACTGGTTCAAAATGTTTAAATTCGTCTGTTTCAGCGTGTACAATTCTTGTTGATACAGTTACATAACCGTCTTTTTCAATTTCTTCTTGCTCGAAATAGAGTCCGCATTTTTGGAGGTATGGTATTGCTGCGTCTACAAGGTCATCCCAAGACACGTAATTTGATTTTGTGTAGTCATTTTTTGAATTTCGTTTGATTCTTGGCATAATTCCTTGGAATTTGAAGAGGGCTTTAGAAATGTTTTTTGTACTTTGTGATGTAATCATGTTATAATCTCCCTTGTCGAATAGTTACTTTCCTAAATGTCTTCTGATCTGCCAATCAGGAGGCATTTTTTAATTCTTGTGTTAAGAAAACTTCACCGCCATGTATCTCACCATTTTCATCAACTTCTAGTACAATTTCGTCAAACATGAATGATGCAAATGAATTATCCAGAAACTCGTCTGAAGACTTACCGTTAGCAACTGCCCACATTTTTCTAAGTTGATTTGATAAAGCGTCTTTATATGTATTGAACTGATTTCTTTTTTCAGATGCTCTCATGTGTGCCGCTTTCATTACCCAAGTGATTTTTAGTCTGTGCATCATTTCTAATTTCACCTTTTTAAAAAATGTCTTCGATTTTTACCTTTAGTATCTTTGCTATCTTCTTGGCTGTATTTATGCTCGGATTACAATTCCATTGCTCTATGCTTGAGTATCCTCCTCGTGTCATTCCCAGTTCATCTGCTATTTTGTACTGAGAGTATCCCATTTCTTCTCTTCTCTTTTTTAATTTTTTTCTGCTCATTGTGTCCTCCTTTCTGCTATAATGTAGCTTGTGTTACCTTCTAAATTAATAATATAACAATTTAATTGTTATGTCAACAGTTTTTTTTATATATTATTCGTTATTTTTCATATTTTTGTGTTATTATCAATATAAATAATTGGAGGTATTAAAAATATGGATGAAATAGAAAAAGTATTTTCAAAGAGACTTAAAATTTTGAGGGTTGAACGCGGAATGAAACAAGATGATTTAGCAAAGAAATTGGGGATATTACAAACATCTATAGGTGGATATGAAGCAGGAAAAAATCTTCCTCGCCCAGACGTTCTTGTTAAAATTTCAAAGCTATTCAATGTTTCTTTAGACTATCTTCTGGGCTTAGAAGACTCAAAAAGAAGAGATGAATTTATTAAATTTAAGTTACCGGAAACGATTTCTAAAACGGATATGGATAAATTATTAAATGCAATCATATTATTTTCACAAAAGTTTCTTGATGATAAAAAAAAACTGATTAAGTATGTCTAAACCTTGCTTTTTAATCTGATAAAAAACTAAGTTTATCAATATATCTATGTCATTTTTCACTTTCCCCCCCCTTTATTGATAAGATTTGTTCATTTAAATAAATATTATACTTAATTTTCTGATATATCAAATGATCTACGATGTCATAAGTTTAACTCTCTGAACTACTTCCAGTTCCAAATTTTGCATATATGTTCTATGTATGGACGGCAAAATCAATAAATCAATCAAGAACCAAATTACAAATCCCCCACCTGTAAATAAATAAAGAATACCTGATCCTATCTTTCGATAATAAAAACGGTGAAATCCAAATAATAAAAGCAGATATCCAACGAGGATATTTTTTTTGTTTGTTTCGATCTCTTGTTCAATCATTGCTAATTGTTCGGGCTTCATATCTTTTTTCAACAGTAAGTTCAACATTTTTCTATTCCTCTCTACAAGGCTCTACAGGGATGCCTTTTGTTTTATGATACGTTCTTCTAGTTTGTCTAGCAAGCTATGAATAAACCTTTCGTTTTTATCCTGCTCTACCTTTACTTTTTCCGCTATCAAGTCCATATTGTCAATAAACCATGTATAAGCTTCTCTTCTTAAAAATGGCTTATCTTCTAGAATAGATGCGATAAAGTCACCATTTTTTAATACCCCAATGCAATTATTTCCCTGAACGATAACATATTCCTCATCAATTTCAATCTGCTCGCCCTTTCTTAAATCAAGCGACACAATGAATGTTTCCAGCAAATTTTGTAGTGTTTTAATCTCTCTTTCCATGGGTGTTACCTCCCTTTTTATCGTGTATTGCTTAAATTCTTCTGTCATTTTAACATCCGCCCTTTTGCTTGTGTCGCTATACAATGGTTCGATAAAGTTAGACAAATACTGGAACGGGAACCCCTGTGGGAATATAAGTTTGTATACTTTTTTAAGCGGTATACTCTATTACTCTACTTTTGATTTTCTAACGTTTCTAGGGGGTATTACCTTGGGCTATGACCCATTTAAAAAGCATCTTGATTGTCTGAATGTAGTAAAGCAATTTTTCGTTCGATTTCCGCTTTCTTGCGTGCAATCTCTTCAGGTGTGTACTTTGGTTTGTAGGTAGCGATACCTTTCTTGCGGTCAAGTTGAGCCTGAACAGCCTTTGGAAGCGGTTTGTACGTCTTATTTTCTACTCTAGTAATCTCCCAATCTCCATGAGTTATAGCACGCTTTACAGAAGCAATTATACTCTTTCGCGGTTCTACTTTGTGCATTTCATACGTGTTCTCGATTTTATGTATTACATCTACTTCGTTTTCGTCTGACAAGGTGACTAGATCAATTGCCTGTTTCCTTGTTAGCTTTTTTTGAAAGAGAGATTCATATTTTTCCTGAACCACAACAACACGATTTTCATTTTCTTGTTGTTGTTGGGTATTTATAAAATAGTTAGGGTTTATAAGTGAGTATTTATTGGGTACATCTGGTGTACTAGGTGGTACATCTCCTGTACTAGGGGGTAGTACATCTGGTGTACTAGGTGGTACATCTCCTGTACTAGGTATTACTTCGCTTGGGTGTACAAGTGTGTACAGGTTTGAAGTATTCTCTTTCTTAGATAACTTACGCCTTTTAACTTTTAAGTATCCTTTTTTTTCTAAAGATTTTACTGTGTTGATTGCAGTTGTTCTAGATTTTGCTCCTATCTTTTTTGCTACTGTAGCGTAACTAGGAAATGATTGTAATTGGTCATCTGCACACCTACACATGTAAAGATAACAAAGCTTTTCGTATGTAGTGAGGTTATCATGATCAAAAATTACATTTGGAGAATCAAAATACCCTTTGTTCCAACCTTTGTTAACTTTTTGCATATAAAAAACCTCCCTAGCGACTGCCCGGGAAGTTGCTCCTTGATATTTTTACACTTGTTAATTTAAATATAATAGTGTATACTTTATTCAAGAAGCGACTGGTGGCGTGCAAACCGTTTAGTCGCTTTTGTTTTTATGTATTTTCTTGCTCTTTTTTTAATCATAACTTATGTTCAAAAATTTTACAATACATTTTTAAAGACGCATGTAAATAGCGTCTTTTTGTTTGTTTTAAAAACAATATTAAAAAAAATATAAAGGTATTGTTTAAACGTTTGTTGAAATATATTAATAATGGGAGGTGTGAAATGAAAGTAAGCATTATACAAAATAAGGGTGGTGTTGGTAAAAGTACAGTAACCAGTAATTTGTCTTCTGCTCTATCTCTTGCATATCCAAATAAAAAAATATTGATTGTTGATTTAGATGGTCAAGGTAATCAGGCTATCACATTTGGATACACGCCTAGCAAGTTAGAGAATACAATTTATGACGTTCTTGTATGCCAACTTCACCCCGAAGACGCAATAATAAAAATTACAGATAACTTACACTTGTTACCAGCCAACGACGACATGAACTACTTTGAACTAGATACAATAGACAGCTTACAAGACTTTACCAAGCTAAAAAAAGCAATCGATAAGATTGAACATGAGTATGATTACATTTTCTTCGACTCACCGCCAGAACTAAAAATTATCTTCGCTAACTTGATGATAACTACAGATGAGATATACATACCATTTGAGCCGGACTCTTTTAACGCACATGGACTTTTAAATCTAATAAACAAGATTAACAAGTACAAAAAAGAAAAGGGAATAACAGCGAAGATAAAGGGGATTATCCCGATGAAAGTTAGGGATAACACAAATTTACACAAGAATGTATTGGAGCAAGTCAAATCAATCTGCAAAGACTCCATACGAGTTATGGAAACTTATGTACCACACTCGGTTAAATACGCTGAGTACATTGCAACGTTTAAGAAACCAGTTATTTTATCTAATCCAGAATCACGGTATTCAAAAATATATTGGAATCTACTGAAAGAGGTGCTTGAAAATGAGTCGTCAAGAAATGAATGTGTTCCCAGACGTTGAAGAGATAAAAATAGAGGAGGAGTATACATATGATGCATTAAAGAAAAAACAACCTCCTGTTCGTATGACATTTGATATTGATCCGCAACTTGCCAAATTATTAAAAAAGATTTCAACAAAACAAGGACATGGATTTAAAAAAGTGTTTATTAATGAGGCGATTAAAAACGAGTTAACAAAGTTTGTATCAAATTAATATTAATTACAATATAAAATGGTGGGTGATGTATCATAAAATGGGGAATAAGGAAACCTAGTATAAAGAAAAGTATCTCGGATCGCACAAGTATACGAAGGTACATTGCTCATTCATTATGTTTTAAAATGCCGAGAGGGTACGGATGGTTTAGGAATCCCAAACGGTATGTTTACAACAAGGTATACAATAGAACAACAATTAGTTTCTGGAAGTTGCTAAAGATGCTAATAAAATAGACCCCCCTATTTAGAATATACCTCCAAAATGTAACGATTTTGGGGGTCTTTTTTTCATTCATTAAAGAGGGGAGAGGGGGTAAACATGCACTGTTAAAGCATTCCTATAAAAGTATTCATTAGAAACCGGGGGAGAGAACAAATTTTCTATATTCTAAATCACTTCCGGAAGTGATACGATATAATTAAGGGGGTATGATTAAGTGAAATTAGAAAAAAGGATATGCGATGATCTTGTAAAAGAACTGATTGAAGATGCAAAAAATAATCTTGTTTTAGAAATTTCACCCAGAGAATTTTCAAAGAGAACTGAAGATGTAGCTTACGATTTTATGTATGAAAATATGGATGAAGAGGAGTTCGATTTAATCGTAGAATGTGCGGAAAAATTGGCGTTAAGAAAGCTAAGAAAAGATACGGAAATTACATTTTTCGAGAGCGAATCATTATACAAAATTAGTTCCATAAAAGATTATGGAGGTATTGTAAACGTACCTGGGGATTACACTAAATTTTGGGATGAAAAGAATGGAAATTTTAGAAAAGATTCTCCGATTGTATTTGAAAATGCTCAGGTAGTAGAAATAGATAAAAAAGGAGTTTTGTTTGTAAGAAAAAATAAATTCAAGTTGCAACTAGAAGACTTGGTAATAATATGATTACTGCCACTTTCGGAAGTGCTATAATAGCCCCTGAAGGGGGCTTTCAAATGTTTGATAACGATAAATATATGTCTTCATTGGAAGCTGGAGAGCTATGGGATGTATCGTCTAGCTGGGTAAGAAGACTATGTAGGGAGGGTGAATTGAAAGCGATAAGGATAAGGAATGCTTGGTTCATTGAAAGGGATCAACCAAAACCAAAGTACAAAAGGAAAGAAGATGTTTAACCGTATGTATACTCAGGGGAAACGCCCCTGAGTTTTTGTTATCCAATACTTGTGTCGAAGAAGAAACCACCCGTGCCAATATATGACTGCACACTCACAGTGTAATCACCGGACACAGGGGCTTTATA